CACCAAAGTAAGCCCCTAGGGCTACTAGACTGCCCTACGGGTAAGCAGCGACCCTCGACGTAGAGGAGATTCGCTACATGGCTAACGCAACCACTTACCTGGCTTCCCCAACATTCGGCATCGGTGTAAACCTTGCCGGAATCAAAGACCTGACCGATCAGTGCAAGTCTGTGGTCATCACCAAGTCGCGTGAAGCGCTTGACTCAACTTCGTTCGGTAACACTGGCCGCCAGTTCGTTGGTGGCCTCACCAACGTGACCGTGACCGCCACGCTGCTCATGGAGTACTCGGCAACGCCCGGCACCTACGTTGACCTCACCTCACTTGTCGGCACGAACGTGTACGTCGCAGTAAAACCAACTTCGGGTGCAATCTCGGCAACCAACCCAGAGTTCCAAATCACTGGCGGCTACCTTGAGTCGCTCGATCTCGTGAACGGCTCAGTCGGTGAACTGTCCGAAGTAGAAATCACCATCACAGGCGGCGTGCTGGTCGAGGACGTGACGGCGTGAAACTAACCATCAAGGTGTCATTCAAGACACCAGCAGCGGAATTGGTTACAGAGCAAGTCACAACGACAATCGCTACGGCTGCTGCGTGGGAACGCAAGTTCAAGCGCCGCGCCAGCGATCTACAGGCTGGTATCGGTATCGATGACATCATGTTTATGGCGTGGCATCAGCTCAACGTCAATAAGCGTGAAGGTCGCGACTACGACACTTGGCTTGTGTCCGTTGAGGATTTTGAGGTAGTGGAGACTGCCCACGCAAACCCTACGGAAGCAACAGCGTCCGCCGCCAGTTAGCGGAACTGCTGTTGGCTACCGGGTGGTGGCCACCTGACATTGAGTTTGATTCTGAGGATTTGGCTACCGTGTTACTGCTGGCGAGAAAGCAACAACAACGTGGCTGAAACATCTGTAACTGTTGTCGGTGTCAAAGAAACGCTGCGCGAGTTGCAGCGCATGGAACCTGAGCTTGCTAAAGAAATCAAAAAAGAGTTCAAGACCATCGTTGATCCGATTGTCAAGGATGCTCGAAGCAAGGTTGTGAATTTGCCGTTGTCGGGTATGTCGCGTAACTGGAAGGGTGGCAGGCTGATGCCTTGGGCGCAAAGCTCGGTCAGCAAATCCATCATTGCGCGTTTTAGTAATCGCAGGCGTGGAAACAGCCTGGCTGTTTTTAGTGTGACGATGAAAAGCCCGGCAGGAACCATTTTTGACATGGCAGGACGCAAGGCACCTAATCGTTTGGCATCGGCGCTGTCATCGCTTTACGGTGCACCCTCGCGTTTGATGTGGCCTTCATACGAGCGCAATGCCGATCAGGTCAATGAGAACCTTGGTCGAGTGGTGGAGAAAATCAATGATGCCACTACGAATAGACTGACTCGCTAATGGCTGTAACAATCCCAATCATTTCTGAGTTTGATGGCAAAGGCATTAGCAAAGCTGTTGCCGAGTTCAAGAACCTCGAGGGCGCTGGCGCTAAAGCCCAGTTCGCCCTCAAGAAGGCTGCCATCCCGGCAGCTGCGGCTATCGGTGGGCTGGCTGTCGTTATTGGTGACGCAACCAAAGCCGCTATTGAGGACGCAAAAGCACAAGCTCTGCTCGCCCAGGCCATTACCAATAACACTCTGGCTGGGGAAGCCAACATCAAGGTTGCTGAGGCGTTTATTGAGTCCACGATGATGTCGGCGGCTGTGGCTGACGATGAGCTACGCCCAGCCCTCGCCTCGCTTGTCCAGGTGACCGGAGAGATGACTTCGGCACAGGATGGCCTTACGCTGGCCCTCGACATTGCAGCAGCCACTGGCGTTGATTTGGGCACGGCTACGGATGCCATCGCCAAGGCGTACGGTGGCAACACCAAGGCGCTGGGCACGTTGCTGCCCTCGGTACGCGAACTCATCAAAGAAGGCGCATCACTTGATCAAGTGTTTATGGCTGTGGCTGGCACGGTTGGCGGCTCAGCTGCTGTGGCTGCTAACAGCGCTGAAGGCGAAATGAAAAAATTGTCGCTGACTATTGGCGAAACTAAAGAAGCCATCGGTGCAGCATTTTTGCCGATACTTGAAAAACTTCTACCGCGTATTCAGAAACTTGCCGAACTAGCACAAAACAACAGCGACGTTATTGTTAAATTAATTCTTGTCATTGGCAGTCTTGCTGCCAGCGTGTTGACAATCAACGGGATTATGCGTGTGTATGCAGCAACGTTGGCAATAGTTGATTTGACAACGAAAGCCTTGGACGCAAGCAACTATGGACTCAATCTGTCGTATGCCAGCCTTGGCAGTCGCTTGGGTCTATTCACCGCTGTAGTTGCATCGCTTGGTATCACCATTCAGGGCTTAGGCATGGATGGCGGCGCAGTGTTCAAGGATCTATCAGGTCGAGTTGCTCAATTCATAAACCTGGGCATTGCAGGATTTGAGTTGCTAGCCAACTCGGCAGTACAAGCTGTCAACTACATCAATAAAGCATTCAATGTCATTAGCCCAATTGACGTGCCATTGATTCCAAACGTCAAATTGCCACGTTTGAGCGAACAGCCATTTGGCGCGCCGTATCCAATTGCAAGCAGTAGTCCAACCAATTTGGAAAGTGGCGATGTCTTGTCGCGCCGGCTTGCGGTGCCGGTGATTCCAACTATTGCCCCGGTGACATTGCCTGCTCCATCGGGTGGCGGTGGCGGTGGCAGTCGCGGTGGCGGTGGCGGTCAGATGACCGTGCAACCGTTTGACCCTTCGGTGTATGACCCTAAGAGCCGCTACTACGAAGTACCAGCCATGCTGGACGCGGCGTACGCACCGAAACAGGCTGTGTACAACGTGACCGTCAACAGCACCATTGCCGATGAACGCTTAGGTGACACCATCGTAAACGCGCTGAAACAGTACAACCGTCGCAGCGGCCCACTCGACGTACAGATTGCGTAACCATGGCTGCCAGCGTTGTCCAATCAGGTAGTTACCTGCTCGAGCTTGACACAGGCTTCGACTACAACTCCTTCAGGTTGGATGACGCAACCAAGGGCGTGCTAAACAATACGAGCTACACGCTTGGCCCTAATACGACATACGCAGACATCACCGAGTATGTGACCGAGGTTGCCTACAAGCGAGGTCGCCGCAACATTGACGATCAGTTTGGTGCCGGGACGATGAGCTTCCGCATGACCGACGAGACAGGCATCCTTGGGCCGTATGACACTGCCAGCCCCTATTACGACCCCAGTAACGACAAGCCGGGCCTTGCACCTATGCGTCGAGTCAGGCTGAGTCGATCATCGGAGTATTTGTTCGTCGGCTACGTCACGGCGTACAACTACGAATTTGCGTTGGCTGGCCCTAACACGGTGGCAGTGCAATGCTCGGACGATTTCTACCTGCTGGCTCAGACGCAGATGGCTGCGTTCAACCCGAGTGCGGAAACCTCGGGAGAACGCATTGAGACAGTTCTAGCGCTGCCAGAGGTCAATTACACAGGCACTACGGCTATTGACCCAGGCACCGTCAATCTGGGTAGCGACAATTCATACACGCTCAATGCCGGGCAAAACACGCTCGGCTACATTACGCAAATCAACCAGGCAGAGCAGGGCCGCGTGTTTATGAGCAGGGCTGGCGTGTTCACGTTCCAGCCGCGTATTGGAGCCACTCTGAGCGGCTCGGTCATCACTTTTGCCGATGACAACACCAACACACCGTATGACAACGTGGAGATTGAGTTTGACGCTGATGGCGTGCTGAATCGTGCCTACGTGCAGGCGCTTGATGGCAAGAATGCGTTGGCGCAGGATTTGACCAGTCAGGCCACGTACTTCATTCAGTCGCAGTCGATCACGAACAGCTTGCTGCATTTGCAAGGCCAGATTGATGACTTAGCGGACTATTTGCTAGAGCCTGAGCCTGCCCCACGTTTTACGGCTGTCAGCACCAACTTTGCCCTCCTGGACAACGCTGAGCGCGCTTTGGCTGCCACCGTGGACATCGGAGACACCATCACGGTCACCAAGGACATCACTGGGCTGTCAACCATCACGTCAGAGCTGAGCATTGAAGGCATCGAGGGCAACATCAATTTTGCGTCAGGGCATCGAATTACCTACTACACAGCCCCAACCACTGTTGTGTTCCAGCTCATTTTGGATGACTCGGTGTACGGTCAACTTGATGGCACAAACGTATTAGGATGAGGTAACCATGGGCGCTAACGCACAGACAACTGTTCCAACATTTACGGCTGCACAGGTTCTGACTGCCGATCAGATGAATCAGAGCGCTCGAACTGGTGTGCCAGTGTTCGCTGACACCACAGCGCGTGACGCTGGCTTTGGTGGCTCGGGCGAAAAGACTTTGGCGGAAGGCCAGTTGTGTTATTTGGAGTCCACCAACGTTGTGCAGTATTACGATGGCGCAGCCTGGGCAACTGTTGGGCCTTCGACATCTGGTGCACGACAGGTTGTCAGCACGCTCAAAACTGATTCATTTAGCACGACCAGCACCACGTTTGTGGATGTCACCGGTGTTTCGGTGACCATTACGCCATCAAGCGCTAGCAGCACAATTTTGGTTTTGGTTTCAGGGGTCAATGGCTCAAACGGTGTAGATAATTTCACGCCAATCAATCTTGTGCGCGGCAGCACCGCCATAGCGCAATCCACTGGGAATGCCAACTTTGCCGCAACACTCAATTTGATCAATCAAAGCACTGGAATTACATTGCCGTTTAGCATTGTGTTTTTGGACAGTCCCGCAACAACCAGCGCTACTACTTACAAAATCCAAATGCGCAGCAATAACAACCCATTGGCATACATTGGCCGTCAAGCAACGTCTGACAACCGTTCAGTAACCACCATTACAGCAATCGAGTTCGCACCATGACCAACTACGCACTAGTACTAGCAACGAATTATCCCGGCACCGAATGGGCATTGGATGGCAACGACTACGCAACCCTTCAATGGTTCAGCAAATCACCAAAACCAACACAAGCCGAACTAGACGCAGCATGGCCCAAAGTTGATTACGACAACCAAGTGGCTGCTGTTGAATCCGCACGTCGCATTGCATACGAACAGCAATCAGATGGTCTGTTTTTTGAGTGGCAACGTGGGGACAATACCGAAGCCGCTTGGCGTGCCGCAGTTGCGAAAGTCAAAGCCGCACATCCGTACCCACCAACACCAAAGGTATGACCTATGAAATGGGCACCCATGCTCGAAGATTGGTTGAAAGCTTTCGTCGCTGGAAGCGTCGCCGTGCTTATCACAAGCAACTACAACGTCGAAGGCGCGCTAAAAGCCGGGATAGCAGCAGTCCTGCCAATGATCTACGCTTGGGCAAACACTAAAGACACGCGGTACGGACGCAAGTGAAATACCCGGTCAAGCCAGTCGTACTACCTGCTGACCTACGAGGCGTACAGCCAGGCCGATTGCCTACATACCTGCTGAAAACCATTCGGCCCTATGGGCAACTGCATCCTTTGGCGGCTCAAGCGTGGGAGGCTATGCGTAGAGCTGCACACGCTGACGGCATCAGGCCATTCAAGCCCACGAGCGTCGCAGACACGTACAGGAGCCTTGAGACGCAGGAGCGAGGCTTTCTAGCCCGATACACCACAGCACCTATCCCAACGACGTCTGTGCGCACCTACAAAGGGCAGAAGTACTACCTAAAGCCCGGCATGGCACCAATGGCAACACCGGGCACATCGATGCACAACCTTGGACTGGCCGTGGATGTAAGCGATGCCAGCGGAGACCGACTCAAATGGATGCTCGCTAACGCTGACTGGTACGGCTTCTGCTGGGAGCTGCAATCAGAGCCTTGGCACATCAGGTACTACACAGGGGACAAGGTACCCTTGAAAGTGCAGCAGTTTGTGAGCCTGCATGCCGACAGAGATTTACGTAGCGCTAATTAGCGGTATTGCCATCATCTGCGCAGCTGTCCTGCCAGCGGTACTTATTGAGCGTGCACGCAAAGAAAATGCTGATGATCACGCATACGTCCGCAAGATACTTACTAGGGTGGAACACAAGATTGACAACCACCTGGAGGATCACGACAATGGCGTTACGCGACGAAATAGAACCAAGACAAAATAGGTTGCACGACCTAGGCGTTTGGATTGATGCACAGCCAAACGGCGAAGAATGGTATGACCTGATTTACAACTTGGATTACAGCAATCACTCGATAGCCCGGCTGTTGACCAAACATGGCTTCAAGTGCGATTGGAACGTTGTTTACCGATTTAGGCGCAAGCATGTCTCTAAGTAACGAGATTGCTGAGGAGCAGACGCTCGAGCAGTTGCGTGAGGCGCTGAAGCGTTCTCAGCAGCAGTACGCAAAGCTCAAGGTCAAGAACGACGAGTTGGTGCAGGCTGTGTATCAGGCCGCCAAGGACGCAAGCCTTGGTACGCCACCAGTCAAAATCAAGCCACCGACCAAGGACACTCGCAAAGGCAAAGCCGAGGTCGCAGTAATTCACTGCACCGACTGGCAGCTTGGCAAGAAGTCTGTGTCCTATGGCTCGGAAACATGCGGTCAACGCATAGATCGCTTCATTGACAAGACGTTGCACATCACTGACATTCAACGCAAACATCACCCGGTACGCGAAGCGGTGCTCATGCTTGGCGGTGACATGGTGGAGGGCATGGGCATTTTTCCCGGGCAGGCGTACGAGGTGGACAGCCACCTGTACGAGCAACTGTTTGAGGTGTCCAGGCTGATTGCCAAAACGGTGACAACACTTGCCAGCAACTTTGAGACTGTGCGCGTCGTGTGCGAATACGGCAACCATGGGCGCATTGGTCGGTACGGCGAAATGCCAAAGGGTGACAACGTAGATCGAATTTCGTATGAGATTGCACGCAACAAGGTCGGTCACTTAGTCAAGGATTGGCAGTCATCTGATGCTTGGTACCAAATCGTCAAGATTGGCACCTACACAGCGCTACTGGTGCATGGCGATGAAATCAAGAGCTTTGGCGGTAACACGCCAGCGTTCGGCATCCTGCGCAAGGTCAACGCATGGGCAGGTGGAGTCATTGAGGACTTCAACGACTGCTACATGGGCCACTGGCACACGCCAATGTCGCTCACCATGAGCAACGGAGGCCGCATCTTTGTGACAGGCTCGCCAGAGTCGCACAACGAATACGCTCGAGAGTTCGTTGCAGCCACCGGGATACCAAGCCAACGGTTGCACTTTGTTGACCCAGACAAAGGCCGGGTAGCGGCGGAGTACGTGGTATGGCTGGACTAGACGGAGCCATCGTCCAAGTGACGTGGCATGACGCTCACAGCCTTGACAACAACGAATGGCACGAACTAGGGGACATTGATGACCAGCCACTGGTGTGCGTGTCCGTGGGCATCCTGAAGCGGTACAAGCGTCACTGCGTACTTATCCAGACCTGCACGGCAGATCAGGGTGCCGACAACGTGCTGCTCATACCGTGGGGAATGGTACGAAAAGTAGAGAAACTGAGCATCCCACACAAGCGACGAAAAAGCCGCTAAGGTCAAAACAGGCTTCTGGAGGGGCCTACACATGACACACAACCTGATTACCTACGAAGTCCTCACCGGGCTTTGTCCAGATACAGCGCAACAATTCCACTTGGTAGTGTTCAGGAACGCTGAAGGCGAGGTCGTAAAGGCCCAGCTGCGTTACCGATTTAACGCTGACGAGGATTGGAGCGAGCCATCAAAACTGACCCATCAGCCTCGCATCGACCCGGAACACCCGAGCGTCGCATGAATCCGCTAGCAGTGATTGCCTTGGCTTTGTCCGGGCTATTTGGCGTGACCTTGGCTGTTACGTCCGACCCACAAACCGACACCATTGGGCTGGTGTCCGAGTCCACCGTGTACACGGCTCCCCTTTCGGGCACGGTGGGCTTGGACACCGCTTCAGACGCGTCAGGAAGCCCTGAGAGCGTCGTAACGACCATGCCCCCATACACAGGCCCAGGCTGCCGAGAATGGGCTGATACAGCCCTACGAGCAGGCTTTGTGCTTGATGACCTATGGTTAGCGCTACAGGTGGCAGAGCTTGAATCAGCCTGCCTACCTAACGCCATTGGTGACAATGGGCAGAGCTTCGGCCTGATGCAGATTCACACGCCATCATGGTGCCAACCGAACAAATACTGGCCTCGCGGCTACCTGCAAACCAAAGGCATGATCGATGACTGCACAGAGCTGTTTGACCCACTGACCAACTTGTGGGTGGCATGGCACATCGCAACAAACTACGGCTGGGAGAACTGGAGCACGTACGACAATGTTGTGGGCTGACTATTTCTTTGCCGGGGTGTTCACGACATACGTTGTGGGATGCGTGTATTACATTGTCAAAACCACGGAGAGGAAAAAGTGAGCAGCAACATTGACCCGGGCGATGCCGCGTATCGAGCATGGCAACTCACCAAAAACGGTGAGCGCATGGAACAGTACGGTCACCCATTCACGGACTACACCATGGTGCGCCGTATCTTTGGTGTGCTCACCAACTTCAAGCACAACCTGACCGTGCAAGAGGCCATCATGTTTATGGTGGCAGTCAAATTGGCTCGGCTCATGAAAAGCCTTGACAACGAAAAAATGCACGAGGATTCATTGGTTGACGCAATCGGCTACCTGAACTGCTTACACATGGCTGACGCACGCGATCAACTGCTCGATGCACCACTACACGTACTAGGAGACATGGAGTTCTGGCGTGACAAGCCCACAGAAGCGTAAAGGCCATGCAGCAGAGCTTGCAGTAGTCAAATGGCTACGAAAGTACGGAATCAAAGCAGACCGTATTCAAGCAGGTACTCACGATGACAAAGGCGATGTCACAGGCTGGCCCGGTGTTGTCATTGAGGTCAAAGACCGTAAAGCCCACGACTGGGCTGGCTACTTCAGGCAGTTGCGTGCACAAATGACGCACGCCAACGCCTACACAGGAGTCATCATTTGCAAACGACCTGGGCACACCGATGTTGCACAGTGGATGGCCGTTATGCCAGTGGATGAATGGTTCAACCTGATGCTGCTATTGGAGGAAAAGAGCAAATGAGTTTCAACCTGGACAATTACGTTGACGTACCAACACGGCTACGCATGGCGTTAGACAAATACCCCGACCTGCGAGTGCAAGAGTCGCAACCTACGTTCCGTGAGGTCAACGACAAGTTGTACATCGAGATACGTTGCACGGTGTGGCGAGACAAAGACGATCAACTGCCGTGCATCGCGTACTGCTGGGAGCCATTCCCGGGCCGTACGCCATACACGAAAGACTCAGAGCAAATGAATGCCAGCACCTCGGCGCTCGGTCGCGCTTTGGGCATGATGGGCTTTGGCATTGACCACAAAATGGCATCTAAGCAAGAGGTCATGGCACGTCAAGAGCAGCCACGTGTGGAGATTGCCCGGTATGACGATGGCGAACCCATCCCAGACCCATTCACCGGCGAACCACAGACAAACGTGGTGCCTATGAAGGCTGGGCCGGGCAAAGCGTCAGAGAAACAGATTGGCATGATTCGAGTGTTGGCTAAGACCCGAGGCTTTACACCGGGCAGTCAAACAATGCGTGAGATTGGCACAGTGCTCAATCGTGAGGTCGTAAAGCTTGATGAGCTAAGCAAGCAAGAGGCCAGCGCAGTGATTACAGCATGGAAAAATTAGGAGGGTCAATGATCAACGAAGAAATGGTGTGGGCGGTAAATGTCGCAAATACCAATGATTGGTTTGAGATACGACGAGCCGTACCAGAAAGCGATGACCAGCTATTTCGTTGCTTCTATTACGAGGATTCACAAAACTTGATAAGAACTCATTACGTGTACAAAACTTACAGTGAGCTAATGGCACCAAATGCCTACAGGTTTTATCACAGTCCGTACATTATGCGAGAAAATGAGCGCGATTTAGACATCACTATTTACGAAAACTAA